CTAATCAAAGAAGAGTCCTAGTGGCTTCTCAGAGATTAGGATTCATCGACTTAATTGACGGTGCAACTTCTAAGTGGGGTTCAATGTATAAAGCTTCAGCTTAATACTACGATGGTTTTGGTGGGTTTCCTTAAACCCACCCTTTTTAACTATGGCAGACTTAATAACAGTAGCAGAATATAAAGACGCAGAAGGACTCCGAGGGGAGAAGGATGATGATCGTCTTGCTGTTATAGTACCTCAGGTATCTGATTTAGTTAAGAAGTATTGCGGAATATCTTTTATAGATTTTTATGAAACAAGTAAGACAGAAACTTTTAGTATTGACGATAACTACACTACCACCATTATTGTGAGTGAAAGTCCGTTAGTTGCGGTCAGTGCTGTCGAAGAACGAACATCTTACTCAGAAGACTATAAAACTTTAACTACAGGTAATTATGAGTATTATGTAGATACTGAATCAGACTCAGTTATAAGAACGACAAAAGAAGGAAATCCTACATCTTTTGCCAAAGGTATGGGTGCGGTAAAAATTACATACACCGCTGGATATGCTTCTACACCGAAAGACTTACAACTAGCCTTATTTGATTTAGTAAATTACTACATGAAAGACGAACATAAAGAAAGAAGAACTTTAGGCGGAGCGCAAGTACAGAATCAAGGAACTTCTGGAATTAGAGATAATTCTGATTTTCCAGACCATATAAAAAGAGTACTTGACTTGTATAGAGTTATTATTTAATGACAATAAAAGCATTAAAAGATGAACTTGACGGCATTTTCAAAAGAGATATTAGTAATTTAGCAGTAAATGCTTTACATGCAAATAAAGTAGAAGGCTTACTATTTAAATATGAAAAGATAGTAGAATATTATGAATGGGTATTAGATACTATTCAAACTAAGTACAAATTAACTATTGCAGGCGGAACACCTGAAGAAGCGGCAAAAAGAATGATGACTGAACTAGCAAGAAAAGCAAACACTAGTCCAGAACCTGTTCATGTTAGTCATATAGCAGGTAAAACTTTAAAGATAGTTTATTTAGTTAAAAAAGACAAAATGAGAAGTTACTTCCATACAGTTACTGATAGCAAAGGAAGAGAAAAACCAAGTGGCGCTATGAGAACAAAAGTTCAAGGCGCTAAAGTATATGGAAGAGAAATTTTTGGTGTAGAAAACTTGCTTAAAACTTCACAAAAAGGAGTACTAACTGCTGGTATAGATGGACACCATGGTGGAATTACCACTCCTTCAATGAGTACAGGTAGAAGAGTTCTACTTCCTGAAAACTATACAGAAAAAATGGGGGGTACTTACGCTAAAGAAACTGATTTTCATACTACAAATGCCAAAAGAACAACTAAAGGCATGCTAAAAGGCAAAGATGTTGTACTTAACAAACTACAAGGAAAACGTGCTACTGTAGATGATTTATTTGCAGAAACAGATTCACAAGTTGCTGATGGAATGTTATCAACAGTGTTCTTAACAAGTTTAGCTGATTGGTTTGATGTTAATTTAGGATGGGATAAAAACCCATTAAATAAACCTCTACCTTCTACTAGTAGAAAGAGTGGGATTATTGAAGTTAACAATTTAATATTTGTAGAATTTGCACTAGGAAGAGGGTCTGGTACTACAGCAGGTGCAGCCTACACCGATGCTATGAAAGATTGGGACGCAGGAAAGTCCAATAGATTAAATGCAACAATTAGAAAAGTTTTAGATAATATAGAGATTAAAATTGTTGAAAGAATAATGAAGGGAACTGAAAAGAACGCTTTCCGACTAGTAGCAATGAAAGGTAGTCCTTCTTTTGCAGATAAAATAGATGTAGAAGGTAAAAGATTAATAGTTGCAAACTTATTTGGACATAAAACTACTCCAAATATGAAGTATAAAGTAAATAAACAAATTTTCAATCTAGCCGCAGGTACTAAATTAAGCAAAGGAAAAGCAAGAACAAATAAAAAGATAAAAGGTATCGGAACAAAAATGAGAGGAAATATGTCACTTCCTCCAGTTAAGGGCAGAAATAAAAGAGCGACTAGTAGAGTTCAATCAAGAGCAGGAAGTAATCCTTTAGCATTAAGAAATATGCTAAATGAACTTTTACCAGTAGCAGTAGCAGGAAATATGACAAGTCCTGCACTAAATTATAGAACAGGAAGATTTGCAAACTCAGTAAGAGTAACAAATGTAACTCAAGGGCCAAGAGGTGGAAATACAATGATTGAAGCCACCTACATGACTAACCCATATGAAACATTTGCACCAGGGGGAGATAAATATACTCAACAAAGAGACCCTGAAAGATTAATTAAAAGAACACTTAGAGAAATAGCCACAGGAGTAGTTGGCAAAAGATTTGGAGTTAATATACGATAATGGATTCGACACTAGCAAGGAAACATACCACGCGTCGCCGAGCCATAGTAGAAGCTCTAGCACAGGAGTTGGAACAGATTAATGGAACTCCACCCTTTAGAACGTCAATATCTTCTGTAGAAAGAAGACTAAAGTTCTGGGATGAAGTAACAGAATTTCCTACAATACATGTAGGAGCAGGAGCAGAAACTCGCGAATATGACGGTGGCGGGTTTAGGTTTAGATTTTTACAACTAACAGTTCGATGTTATGTTTCAGATGACAATGATGTTATCGAAGCACTCGAAGAGTTGTTGGAAGATGTTGAAACAGTATTGGAGGATAAAGATCCACTAACATACTATGATTCAACAGGAGCATCTCAGTCTACAGTACAGACTAATATCATTACTGTAGATACAGATGAAGGAGTATTAGAACCTCTTGGTGTTGGAGAAATCACCTTAGAGATTCGATATTAAATAGGAGAATAAAATGGCATTTTTCTTTAGTAGAGATACCAAAGTGTTTATGTCTTTCAGTTATGATGGAACAACAGCTAACACAGCTCTTTATGAGATCCCTGTATTAGATGGTTTTTCTTTCTCACAAGGAACAAACACTTCAGAAATTACTCTAAATGAAGCGGCCAATTCAACAGGGTATTCAAAAAGAGGTAGAGCAATGTTTACTGACTCTTTTGCACCAGCTGAATGGTCATTTAGTACTTACATGCGACCAACTGTATCAGGCAGTGGTGAAGCTTCTGAAATTACAGATGGCGCAACAAATGGTCAACATGGAGGTGCTAGTGATGTCTTCGCAGTAGAAGGCCCACTATGGGCAGCTATGTCAGCAAATACCTATGATAGAGCTATCGGTAGTGATGGAACTGGCGACTATGCAAATAACGCAGCTACTTATGAGCCAAAACAGTTTGACTTTGGAAACTCAAACCAAGTAACACTAGGAGTATTTGATTTATTCTTTGTACTTGGTGCTTCTAAAGACGCAGAAGGTAATACTTATACCACAGGAACTGATGGAGTAACAGTCTACAAAGTATCAGATTGTTCAGTGGGTTCTGCATCAATTGATTTTGATATTGATGGAATCGCACAAATTGGTTGGTCTGGAAACGGTAAAACAGTAGAAGAAGTTGCAACTTTAGAAACCAGAGCAACAGATAGTGGTAACAGTATTACTGGTACTACTGCATTAGGTATTGTAAATGAAGGTATAGATTCAACAAGTAACTTTATTAGACAAAAACTAACAGACTTAACAATTGCTTTTGATGTATCAGAATCAACAGGTACATTAGGCGCATTGAACGTTGATGGTAATGATGTAACATATGGTGTTACATTAACAGGTGGTAACATTACGATTGAAAACAATCTATCTTACCTAACACCAGAAACATTAGGTACAGTTAACCTTCCATTAGGTCATGTAATGGGAACAAGGTCAGTATCAGGTAACTTTACCTGCTACTTAAATGACACAGCAAATGGATCATTAGATTTATTTGAAAGACTACAAGAGTCTAGAGGCGTAATTACAAATGCGTTTGATTTAACATTTGGTATTGGTGGTTCAGGTAGCACACCAAGATGTAATGTTGAAGTACCAAAAGCACATTTAGAATTACCAACTCATAGTTTCGAAGATGTAGTATCTGTGGATGTAAACTTCCATGGATTAGCTACTGATTTATCTTCAGCAACTGCGGCAGACGCAACCAATGAAGTTAAAATTACTTACGAAGCTAGTTAATTAAATTAAACTCGGGAGGGTGAAATACCCTCCCACTTTATAGGATAAATTATGACAGAAACTAAACAACCAGTATCACTTAAGAGTTTATTAACTCCAAGCAAAACTGTTTCTATAGATTTTCCAGGATTAGATGGATTCAATGTTAAACTAACATATCTTTCTAGAGAGGAACTATTAAAACTAAGAAACAGAAGTGTAAAACAAGTTTTAAATAAGAAAACTAGGGCTTACGAAGAACAGCTAGATAATGATAAATTCTTAACCGAATACTGTAAAGCAATTATCAAAGGCTGGAAAGGCTTAAAGTATAAATACTTAGAAGAGCTTCTATTAGTAGATACAAGTACAGTAAACCCTGAAGACGAACTTGAATGGAATGACGAAAACGCAGAACTTCTTATGAAGAACTCTAGCGATTTTGACAACTGGGTTTCTGAAACTGTCGGAGAACTAGAAAATTTTACGAAAGTCAAGTAGCAAAAATACTTGACTTATTAGATAAGCAGTACTCCGAAAAGTATCTCGATATTAATAAATATCTAGCAGTATGTGAACAGTTGGGCGAAGAGCCTGACCCCGATAAAATGCCTCCAGAACTATCTGACTATCCGTTAGAAGTTCAGCAGGCATTTTTGCTACATAGCTATTTACATGACCAATGGGATGGTATGTCAGGTATGTATATGGGTAAAGACTTATCTGCACTCGGAACATTACTAGATATTTTAGAAATCGAGGACAAAAAGACAGTCGTCTTTTTTCTAAAATGTATTGAAGATAGAAATGCTAACCAAATAAACACAAAAGTGTCAGAAAGACAAAAGGCTAGTAAAAGCAAATTAGGAAAATAGATGGCAAAGAAAATGAAAGGTGGTGAAATCCTTCTCAAAGTCACTGAGAATGGATTAGAAGTAGTACAAAAACGCGCCGATAAAGCATCAAAATCACTTAACAAAACTGGGCAATCCGCTCATAGTACTGACCGTGCTTTAAAAGGTGCAGCTCAGGCTTCTTCTGGTGCATCAAAAAACTTTTCAAAACTATCACAAGGTATCACTGGAGGCCTTGTTCCTGCGTACGCAACATTAGCTGCTAACCTTTTTGCAGTAGACGCTTTATTCAGATTCCTGAAATCATCAGCAGACTTTCGTGTATTAACCCAAGGACAA